ACAATATCCTTCGGAATTTCCCGAAGCGTCAACGTTTCGTCTTCCAGATACACGGTGTATTTATCGCCGATTCCACCCGGCTTTTCTTTGGTCGGAAGCGGGATTTGCGTCAGCACGATCAGGTGCTTCAATACCGCGTTTTGGTACGAGTAATCCACCGCCTGAGCGCTCGAAACCTCGAACGGGTACGGCGCCGCCCGCTCTGTGCGGTAATCAAACTCATCGAACTCGACGACGACAAAAGCGTTCGGGTCGGTCGCGTTCATTTCGAGCCACCGCGTCTGAACGTATGCGTCCAGCGACCGCTCCCCCCAGAAAGTCCGAAGCCTACCGTCGAGTTCGACAGTAGGCCTTGATTCCGTTTCGGTTGTTTCGTGTTTGAGAATTCTTTGGTAGTTCGACCTCGGTACCTTGTAGAACACGTCCATGATGTTCTTTGCCGTGGTTGTCACAACGTGAACGGTGAGTTTTTTTCGCTGCTTGAACGCCTCTTCGGACTCACGCGACACAAACCGATGCAGCAGGCTATCAATCCCGTCGCCGGTGTAGAGTTTCCGATACAGCGCGGCGAGTTCGACCGTGCGGTCGTAGTTTTTGTGCCTTTTGCCTTTCACGACTTCAATCAGTCGCACCAATGCCTGCTGTTGTGTCATGTGTTTGTTTTTTGCCCTGTTGGCTATTGGCTGCAAAACCTATCGAAATCACTTTCGGCAATCTTGCAGAAAAAGTAGTCGTCCGCGTCGCTGGTGTGTCCGTACTTCTCGAACTTCTGGCCGCTCACTTCATCCTTCGCTATCTCCTTCCATTTCTTCCCGTTCGGGTCTTGCTTCAGATAGGTGAAGTCTGCGACCGTATGCTTGCACTTTTCGTCTATCAGGATTGTCCACCGTGTGCGACCGTCCATCATGTTATTGATGAAGTCCCGGCGCTTGATTACCGGCGGGTTCCTGTGCTCCGTCCGATCACTCCCGCTGTTCAGCCACCTGCGCAACTCCCTGGATGCAATCTCGTAATCTGTCACGTTCGCCCTGGTATCACTCTTGTGTCCGCTTGCATCCCCGTAATAGAAAACCGTCCGCATCCTGTCCCCGTATTTTGCCGCGATTGCCTGGCATAGCCTTTCGGTCGTGTTGTTCGGGTTCGGCAGGCAGAATTCGTCGAACTTTCGAAGGTTGTACTGCCCGTTTTCTGTGTCGACCTGCCAAAGCCCAGCGGTTATGTACGGCACTACGTTTTGGTCGAAGGTTACATGTACCGGAAGTTCCGGCTTGAAATCCACCCGCCCGACGTGCCGAATCGCCGAAAAACTGCTGTAAAACTCGCCGCCGGTCTTGGTAAATGGGTTTCCGTATATCAGGGCCTTGCCTCTTTCCTCCGTGTTGTTGTCCAGAATTCGCTGGATATATCCCGGCGGCAGATTCGCCTCGTTGTGGTACGTACTGCTCACCGCCACACACTTCCCGTTCTTTTCCTTAGTGAAAAACTCGGTCTTTGAGTAGATCACACTTTCGATTTCTGCCCGGTCTTCGTCAAGGCCAAACCATTCGTTCAGCCACTGGACTTTTGCAGGGCTTGTCAGGATGTAAAGCGGGTTAAATCCTCCCTCCGGTTTCAGCGCCAACCGCCCCGCTTCGTCGAATCCGAAAACCCTTTGCCGCATCCGGCCCAGCACCACCTCTTTCACGTCCAGTTCGCGGGTGTCCTTGGTTTCGTCCAGTATCGCCCATGTGAATTCCTTCCCGTCGTGAATCTTCGCGTTTTCCAGCGACCCCAAAAAAACTATCGCCCCGTTTTTCCAACTGCAAATTCCGTCGTAGGATTTGAAGTTGTGCCGCTCCTTGTTGAACCCTTTAGGCGGCGCCTTCCCGATCACATAGTCCCGTTCTTCGATCAGCCCCAGCCCTTTCCACACTTTTCGTATTTGCGCCATCGTGGACGTGTTCAACTGTCCGTGTGTATTCGCCCCGATGAATCCGCTGGCATTCTGGAAGTTCTGAATGTAGAACGCGCTCACCAATCCGCCCAGGTGGGTCTTTCCGCTTCCGATACCGGCGAGGAAAAGGTTGATTTCCTGAGCACTGGTGAGGATGTACTGTTGCGGTTCGGATAGCCTGAAAGTCCCTTTGTCACTCACTGGCATTTCATTTGCGACACAAAAAAACGATTACTTTTGCCAAGTCGTCAAAAAAAGTGCCGATTAATTGAAAATCCAGCAAATGAAAGTAGTATCGCCTGATTTTTCCGCAAACTCGTTCGTCTCGCCAAGCGGGAAAAAGTACATTATCTACCCCACCCTGTCCACCGCCCGCTTCGAAGTGTTCGAGCGAATGCAGATCGAAATGGAGTACTCTGTAAGTATTTCAGCCTTCAAAAAGGAGGTGTCGGAAACGTACGATCTGCTCAACAAGGCCAAGCCAGCGGACGCAGCCGTAAAACTGTATAACTTAGCCAACGGCGTTTCGCGCATCGAAAACAGCCAGCCCCACCCGCTGCTATTGATTTGTACCCTGTTCATCTGCGAGGAAAGCGAGGATCAATCTACCTGGAACGAAGCGGAAGCGGCAGAGAAGGTAAGTGACTGGGCAAGCGTCGACATCGCTTTTTTTTTGGCATCTGCGAGGCGTTTGTTCAGTCGCTTTACCAGCGCCTTCAATACCGATTCCCTGAATACTTTGGAGGGAACGGAAGAAGGCGAGAGCGAATAGAGCGCCCGGTTTTCGACCTAACTGGCGAAGTAGAGGCCGCGTGGGTTGGTCTTAAGGTAAGTGTAGCCTCGACCGGAATCACATATTCAGAAATCGTCCGGATGGACATCTTTCAATTCTTCACAGTGCTGCGCGAAGTGCAGCGCAGAAACCAACCGAAAAAATGATTGACATAGTTGCAAATGAATTGCGCCGCCCCCTGCTGGATCAGGGCTGGATTGACATCGTTGGCGGACTTGTCCGGGAGCAGCGGTTGCGCGTCGGCGAAGTGGAAAAAACGCTTCCGGCCTGCATCGACCCGGACGATCACACACGAAACCTGCTGCTTGTTCCGGATTCCTCCCGCAGCGTGATTACCTATTTCGATTGCATTGGTAACAGCAACCGGGGGGAAGTATCGGGCGGGCGCGGCTTCCTTTTTGCATCGACTTTCCGGCTCGTTGCTTGGTTCAATACGCTGAAGATTGAGCCATCCGGCGTTGTCCCAACCGCGGCCGTTGCGATGGTGTCTGCTCTTTCCGGGTACCGATTCGCCGATGCGGCGCCGATAAGCAACCTCCGGGTTTCTCCCCTGCAAGAAGTCCCGAAGTCCCCGGCGATTTTTGCCCGATGGACCTACGACGAAGCCGAAACGCAGTTTCTTATGCCGCCTTTCGATTACTTCGCTTTTGATTTCCTCGTTTCGTTCGCGCTGTCGACGTCGTGTCCGGTGGTGAATATTTTGAAAACCAATTCAAACTGTTGACTATGCCCTGCCGCTCTAAATCTCTCACAAACGTATCAGAAACAGCCATTGCGCTGACAAACCGCACGGATAATGCTGACCACTCCCGATTTCATTTCAGCCCTCCAAATCGCCGCCTTTGCCGTCGTGTTCGCCGAAATGCTTACCGCGCCGAAAATGATCTTCGCCCGATATGGTCTGTGGCTCGACGAACTTGAACGCACCCGGCCCTGGCTGGCCTACCCTCTTGGGTATTGTGCGAAATGCCTGGCCGGACAGGTTGCGATCTGGATGTTCCCAATCCTGAACGCGGAACGAATTGCCCGGCACCCGATCGCGTCCGTTGCCGCCTGGATTTCGTTCGTGTCCGTGGCGATACTTGCCGCCGCGCTGGTGTCGGCTCTGTGGGCGTTCCTGAAAAGGTGATGTATAGAAAACCGGAAAAAGTATGCACGTTGCGGATGATGTGCATACTTGTGACATAAGAAATCCCCCTGCCGCGTGTGTGGCAGGGGGATTTTGCTTCTTTTTAGTTCCAAAATTTTACACTTCCGTTCCGCTGGACTTCCACATCGGTTCCGCGCGCCTTCCACCACTTTCCACTTCCGTTCCACCTGCTTTCCGCTCCGTTCCGCCTACGTTCCACCGGAATTCCGCAGCACTTCCACCACTTTCCGCATCCGTTCCACTGCTTTCCGCAGGTGTTTTGCGCCGTTCCAATTGCGTTCCGCAGGGCTTCCGCTGAGTTCCACATGCTTTCTTAAATGGTTCCTCATGCGAGCCGCGCGGATAACTGTCGCCTGCCGGCAATCCTCCCATGCGGTCGGACTTCGGGCGGGCTTGGAGTTATGCGGCGATGCGATAAGAGCAGAAATCGCCACTGTGGTATTTTTCTACGACAAATGTTCCTTCGCCGATTACCGGTATT